GATTAACTCAGCGGTAGAGTGCCTCCTTTACACGGAGTAGGTCGGGGGTTCGAATCCCTCATCGCCCATTTCATAAATACTTAGAAAAAAGTATAATGGAAGCACTATATAAATTACTTTCCGACACTCAAGCAAGTCTTTTTGTTCTCTTTCAAAAGACTTGGGTATATCATTGGAATGTAGTGGGTGATGATTTTAAACAGTTTCATGATCTCTTTGGGGAACAATATGAGGCAGTTTATGAAGAAATAGATCGCCTCACAGAACATATGAGGTATCTAAATATTAAACCAGTTCCTACACTATCAAGAATTACAGAAGTATCACATATTTCTGAAGCAAATAGTGGACTAGATACTATGGGTATGGTTCGTGATCTATTGGAAGATCATCAAAAGATTGTAGAACTTTTAACTCAAGTATCAGAAGAAGCAGAGCAGCAAAAGTCCAAAGGAACAATTAATCTCGTTGATGATTTAAATGAGGCACACGGAAAATTTATCTGGATGTTAAGGTCATTCACGCAATGACAGGATTTATGAATTATGATTACTGTAAGATGCAGAGACTGCAGCAAAGAATTAACTAGCACAAATAAAACACAGACCTGTGGTTGTCCAAATATGATGACAGTCAAAGGTGATGGTGTTTCGGCAGTTGACTTAAGTAGAGTAATTATGGTAAACTCTACACAGAAAGAACAAAAGAATGTTCTTTCGTCATCAGATCTTGCTTATCAAGAAGCAAGAAGACAACGTAAAGTTCGTAAGTTGGACTTTGAGATTCGTTGAATCTCTATCTTGGAAAGGTGGTCGAGTGGTTGAAGGCTCCAGTCTTGAAAACTGGCGAAGTGCAAGCTTCCGTGGGTTCGAATCCCACCCTTTCCGTTATATACGATACTAATTTAATATTTTCTTTCGTTTTCTGTATCGTAGTGTTACAGAACACTGACATTTGGTTGACTTTGAAAACCTTATGATTATTATATAATAGTATCACAAGGATAAACTAATGGATCAGCACACCTATAATAATTGGGTGAAGATCAAAGAAACTTTTGAAGCTTCTGGTAATACTAACAATATGTTCTATTATAGAGCATGTGAGATTGTAAAAACCAAAAGAGACCCTCTTGCAAAGTTTCTTGGAGATGAGAAATGATGCATGAACAAGAAGAATTTATTACACGCTCTGAAGTTCAGGAGATGATAGATGATGCAATACGAAGACACAATCGTAATGCATCGATTATTTCAATGTGTGTTGGTTGGGTTGTTCTTGCTCTTTTTGCTGAAGGTCTCCTTCGACTCATTGGAGTAATTCCGCCAGTTTTTCCATGGCTCAACATAACTCTGAACTAATCTTTTTAGTTCCTTGGTTTGTTCTTGTGGCAATATCTCTCACAATGATTGTGCAGGGATGGATGATAATGAATGCTCACCATGGGTATTCAAAAAGTCCAAAAGTAAAACACCCCGAACTTAACGACGTTAAAGCAGGAGACCCGTTACTAGTGGTAAGATTTACTGAAGAAGACATAAAGCAACTGCAGCGAAGAGTTATGCAGCAAAAAATGGATGAACTGTTTGAAGAACCATCAACATACGAAGACGATGATGACGACGACGGATTGGCTAATATTCATTGAGTTCTTGTCTCACATGCTTTATATGTTTGTGGCATTTATGTGTGGACTTATTATTGGGTACATAGTTGGATTTAGAAACGGAGGAATGTAATGGCACATTTGCTTGGTAGGTTTTTAATCGTATTAGCGATACCTTTTGTTGTTGCTACTCTTTATTTTGGATCAAAGAAAGGAGGATATTATGATTCCGAAGACTATAAAGGAAATGGAACCGCACATTAAAAAGAGATACGACTTTGCTATGTCTGCTTTTGTGAGAATGCATGGTCACTCTGTACTGCATAATCACGATATCAGACAGTTTTGTATTGATTGGTCCTATAGAGAGGACATAGCACCACTACAGGGGCTTGACGAGGTGGACCAATTCTTGTATTATGAATACAAGCACTGGAGGGGTAGATGATCTTCCATCTCGTTGAGACACTCGCAGCAAATCCTTTCTTTCTTTTTCTCTGCGGGATGGGGTTGACAGTCGTTCCTTTTGCTGGTATTATGTTTATACATAGAGAAAAGTAACGGGGTGTGGCGCAGTTTGGTAGCGCGGATGCTTTGGGAGCATTAGGTCGCAGGTTCGAATCCTGTCACCCCGACTCATAAAAATCACTTTATGAAAATGCAAGAACTAGAACAACTTCAATCGTTTACAGTCAAAGAGTTTCAAGCAGATTTTGACAATCTAATGACCAGAGTTGAAAATGGCGAATCATTTATTATACAAGACGGAGATAATAGCGCAGTGATAGTTCCTTATAATGAAACCATAAAGTACGCAGTAGAATCAGTTGTGGATGAGGAACTCATACGAATCCACAATGACCACGAAGAAGGTTCTTGATTCTCTTGGGAGTATAGCTTAATGGTTAGAGCGCCCTGCTTATAACGGGGTAGTCTGGGTTCAACTCCCAGTACTCCTATTGCTCCTTTAGCAATCTGGTGAATGCAGCGAACTCATAATTCGCCTGAGGCGTGTTCGATCCACGCAAGGAGCACTTGGACAGAATCAACACTGTCCACCTTGACTTCTCCAAGTCAAACCCTTATAATACTAAGGTCAACATTCAAAACAATGACTCTTACAGCAAAATTCAAGAAAGACGTTTCCACTCTTCGTGGAGCAGCAAATGGTGAGTTTTACCTTGATGTAAAGAATCCGAAACTCTACAAAAAGGTTCGCCGCTACTACGAGAACGAAGGTGTGGTATTCTCTGGTGATCCTCTGGATGATTATGAGATGCTGATGGAATATGTTCTTGCCGATCTTGAATCTGTTGAGGTTGCATGAAAACAAAGGTTCTTCTAGAACGTGAGGGATATCGCTTCATACAGGCAGGTATCCTTGAGATAAATGGTAAACCCGACTATCGTTTGCAAAAACAAAACGAATACACAAAACGTTGGAATGACATTTATCTGTTTGATAATGGTCTACAATGTACTACTGCTATGGAAGACATTGAGTATGCGAAATGGTTAGATCCTGATCGTGTGCCTTGTTATGTTAGAGATTGATCTAAATAAATTTAAAGTCTATTTGGAACGATGACTAAAAAAACTTCTGTAGCAAAAACTTCATTTACATCTTCACCTAAACCTGAAGTTAAAGAAGAAGTTAAAGTAGAAACTCCAAAAGTAGAAGAAGCACCAAAAGCAAGACCTGGCAGTTTTGCTTCTCTTATTTCATAAGAAGTCACGGACGGACTATAACAGCACTGGTCGGGAGCAAACCCCTTTATGGCAAAATCTGATGTATTCCGATACATTGGTAATATTCTTCTCTTATCAGGATACTTCTTTCTGCTTTGGGGAGATATGACAGTCGGATTGTTTGTTAAGTGTATTGGGAACATCTTTGTTGTTCCCTTTGCTATCAAATATAAGTTTTGGGACATTCTTTTCTTATGTGGTTTTTATGCCGCTATCGAAGTACCAAAACTAATCCAACTTTTCCTAGTTAAGTAAAACTAGGTGGTGGAGTCAAATGACCCCTTAGAGTTTCTTGCTTCTCTAAAAAGCAAGTGGTGCGGATGGGACTCTCTCCCGCCTGGTTTCTTGCCTCCAGATAAAGGGCAAGTGGCGAGCCTGAATTTTATCTAGAGGGGTTTACATAACCCCTCTTTTTTATTAGAATATGGAAAACATTATTGTTCATGAAAGTAGCATTAATAACTGGTATCACTGGACAAGATGGATCTTATCTTGCAGAATTTCTTCTGGAAAAGGGATATGAAGTTCATGGTATTGTAAGACGTGCATCTATGATTAATACTCATAGAATCGATCATATATTTCAAAATATTAAGTTACATTACGGGGACTTAACAGATTCTACTAATATAGTCAGAGTTATTCAAAAAGTTCAACCAGATGAAATTTATAATCTTGGTGCTCAAAGTCATGTCAAAGTATCCTTTGAGATGCCTGAATACACTGCTGATGTGGATGGTATGGGAACTCTCCGTGTTCTTGAAGCAGTGCGTCTCTTGGGTATGGAAAATCGTGTCCGCATTTACCAAGCATCTACAAGTGAACTCTACGGTCTTGTTCAAGAAACTCCTCAACGCGAAACTACTCCTTTTTATCCCCGCTCTCCTTATGGTGTAGCAAAGATTTACGCATACTGGATCACCAAAAATTATAGAGAAGCATATGGAATGTATGCTTGTACTGGCATTCTTTTTAATCACGAATCTCCCAGACGGGGCGAAACATTTGTAACAAGGAAGATTACAAGAGGTCTTAAGGCAATGTCTGAAGGTAAGCAGACTGTTCTTAAGTTGGGCAATCTTGATGCCAAACGTGACTGGGGACACGCTAAAGATTATGTTGAAGCAATGTGGATGATGCTACAGCAAGAGGAACCTGATGACTTTGTGATTGCTACAGGAAAACAATATTCAGTTCGTGAGTTTGTTGAGTCAGCAGCACCTTACTTCGGAATGAAGATTGAGTGGCAGTTTACTGTTGATGGAACTGAAGTTGGAATTGATAAAAATACTGGATTGGTGCGTGTGATAGTAGATCCAAAATACTTCCGTCCAGCAGAAGTAGATTCCCTTCTTGGGGATTATACAAAGGCAAAACTTCAGTTGGGGTGGGAACCAAAGACTTCTTTTGAACAACTAGTTGAGGACATGTGCAAAAATGAACAAGCAGTCTAAAATTTTAGTTGCTGGTGCTAACGGAATGGTTGGGTCGGCAATAGTAAGAAACCTTGAAGAAAAAGGGTATACAAATATTGTTAAAGGAACTCGCAGCGATGTTGACTTTACCAATCAAGACGAAACTATAAAGTACTTCTTTTCGGAAGAACCAGAATATGTTTTCCTCGCTGCAGCAAAAGTTGGTGGGATTTTAGGAAATAAAAATCATAAAGCAGAAATGATATATGATAATTTGATGATCCAATCAAACATCATAGATTCTGCTTATCAAACTGGAGTTAAAAAACTTCTCTTTCTTGGTTCTTCTTGTATCTATCCCAAGTTCGCTGAAGTTCCAATTGTAGAATCATCCTTACTTTCTGGACCTCTTGAACCAACAAATGATGCTTATGCTATTGCTAAGATTGCTGGTATTAAGATGTGCCAATCATACAGAGAGCAGTATGGGTTTAACGCTATTAGCGTAATGCCTTGTAATCTATATGGTATTAATGATAGTTTTGATTTAGAAACTTGTCATGTTTTACCTGCTTTAATTCGTAAACTTCATGAGGGTGGGGAAGTAACTTTGTGGGGTGATGGTTCTCCTAGAAGAGAATTTCTTCACGCCGATGATCTAGCAGAGGCTTGTTATGTTTGTATGAAAAAGTATGACCAATCTTCTCACATCAATGTTGGTGTCGGTGAAGACATTACGATCAAGGAGTTAGCACAGATGATTTCTAAAGTTGTTGGATTTACTGGAGAAATCAAATGGAATACTGATGCCCCAAATGGAACTCTTCGCAAAGTTCTAAACGTTGATAAAATTAAAGAACTTGGATGGGAACCAAAGATATCTCTTGAAGAAGGTCTTAAGAAAACTTATGACTGGTATTGTCTGAATATGGTATAATATATACTAGGAGATTATTGTTTGTTCATGACACAACATATTAAAACAGCACTTGTTCTTGGTGCTGGTGGCTTTATTGGCAGTCACATGGTTAAACGACTGAAGAAAGAAGGATATTGGGTTCGTGGTGTAGACGTAAAATATCCAGAGCATTCTAAAACTGAGGCGGATGAATTCATCATAGGAGATCTAACAGATCAGATTCTTGTTGATAAGATCGTTCAGTTTAGGGGATATGCAAGCAACTTCTATAAGTTTGTCCCCAGTAAATATGTTGATACCTTTGATGAGATTTATCAGTTTGCTGCTGATATGGGTGGTGCTGGATATATTTTTACTGGAGATCACGATGCAGATGTAATGAATAATTCTGCGTCGATTAATCTAAATGTTCTTCGCTCTCAAAAGTGTTTGAACGAGATGAAAGAAGTAAATAAGACAACTATTTTCTTCTCATCATCTGCTTGCATGTATCCAGAGCACATTCAAATGGATCCAGAGAATCCTGGTCTTAAAGAAGATGATGCTTATCCAGCAGGACCTGATAGTGAATATGGATGGGAAAAACTGTTCTCAGAACGTCTCTATTTTGCTTATAATCGCAACTATGGTATTCCTGTACGTGTTGCTAGATATCATAATATATTCGGACCAGAAGGAACCTGGCGCGGCGGAAAGGAAAAGTCGCCAGCAGCAATCTGCCGTAAAGTAGCAGAGCTTCCTGGAGACGGTGGGGAGATTGAAATCTGGGGGGACGGAGAACAAACACGTTCATTCCTCTATATTGATGAGTGTGTCGAAGCAACTTATCGTCTTGTCCAGTCTGACTTCATGGGACCTGTAAATATTGGTTCTGAGGAGATGGTAACTATTAATCAACTTGCAGACATCGCAGCAAAGGCAGCAGGTAAAACAATCACTAAAAAACATATTGATGGACCTCTTGGAGTTCGTGGTCGTAATTCAAATAATGATTTAATTAGAGAAAAACTTGATTGGGATTATTCTATGACCCTTGATGAAGGAATTTCTAAGACATACGATTGGATACACTCCCAACTTAATGGCAATAAAAATGTAGATCACTATAGAGTTTGATATGAAAATTACAATCTTGGGTTCAAGTGGGCAGATTGGTTCCTACCTGTCAGATTATCTTCGTAATAAGGGACATGTGGTTATTGATTTTGATAAGGTTGAAACACCTAATCATGATATGACAGTAATCCCAAATCAATATCTTGAGAACGCAATTGAGACTGCAGACTTTGTATTCTTCCTTGCATTTGATGTGGGTGGTTCTAGATACCTTAAAAAGTATCAGCACACATTCCAGTTCATTGATAACAATGCACGTCTGATGGCAAATGCATTTGGACTTCTTAAAAAGTATAATAAGAGGTTTATTTTTGCATCATCTCAGATGAGTAATATGAGTTATTCTCCATATGGAGTTCTTAAGAATGTCGGAGAACTCTACACTAAGTCTCTCAATGGACTTATTGTTAAGTTCTGGAATGTTTATGGTATTGAGAAAGACCATGAAAAGGCGCACGTCATCACTGACTTTATCCGTAAAGGATTTGAAACGGGCGTGATTGATATGCTTACAGACGGTCAAGAGCAAAGGGATTTTCTTTACGCTGAAGATTGTTGTGAAGCACTTGAAACAGTAATGGAAAACTTTACTGATTTTACATCAGAGGATAATCTTCATATCACAAGTTTTCATTACACAAAGATTATTGATATTGCCAGTATGATCGCTGGACAATTTGCTCTCATGGGCAAATATGATATTGTTATCAAACCATCTGAAGAAAAAGATAGTGTTCAGTTGGACAAAAGAAATATGGCAGACACCTTTATTTCCAAATGGTGGATGCCAAAAACTACTATAGATCAGGGTATCGCTAAAGTTTTTAATGCTATGAGGAAGGACTATGAAGGTATTTGATGTATTTCCATTTTTCAATGAAGTCGATCTATTAGAAATCAGATTGAACTTACTTGACCCTTATGTTGACTTTTTTGTTCTGAGTGAAGGAACAAAAGATTTTCAGGGTAATGATAAAATCCTATACTACCAAGAGAATAAAGATAAGTTTGAAAAATTCAATCACAAAATAATTCACAATATTGTTGAGGACGCTGACAAATCTGTTCTCTCAGAATACGGCAGAAAGTATGGAACTCAAATTGAAGCACAACAGAGGGACGCCTATCAGAAGGACACTATAAAAGAACTTCTTCTGAAGCACGTTGGTGATGATGATGCTATTATCTGGGGAGATCTTGATGAAGTTCCAAATCCAGATGCTGTGGCAGAACTCAAGTCTTTTTTTGAGACTGATGTAATCTATCACTTTGCTCAGGAAAATTGTATTAGTTATTTGAACCTGATTGAAGTTACTGGAATCCTTAGAGCGATGACCCCAGACTTTGATTATGGAAATGAAAGACCAAGATGGTTGGGAACAAAGGTATTTGGGAAACCTATTCTGAATAGGTATGAACTATCTCAACTTAGGTCTAAACATGAAAATGAAAAGAACTCTAGGATATTCCCTGGTGGATGGCATTGGAGTTATGTTGGTAGTGAAGGACTAACTGTTGAGGAAAGACTGATTAAAAAGTGTGAGTGTTCATCACATCCTGAAATGAACAATGATGCTATTAAAAATAATGTATCTAAAGTAAAGGATAATATCGATCCTCTTGGTAGAGAATATGCTTCTTATAAAGTATTCCCTATGGATGATTCTTTCCCCCAATACATCCTTGACAACTTGGATAAGTATGCTAACCTAATCAAAGAATATTGATACTATGCTAGCTACTGAAATTTTAAATGGTCAGGGAATAGGAAACCAACTATTTTGCTATGTTACAACAAGGTCAATTGCCCATGATAGGGGACTTGAGTTTGGAATAAAAGATACTGGGTGGTCTGGAGATAAAAGATATAATCAGAATGGATTCTATTGGATGGATCTTGATTATGGGTCTCCTGTCCCTGATGGATTGGAGATCTATCACGAAAAAGATACCAGATTGTTCCTACAAACGTGTTGGCACGATAGCACACACGGATGCCATATCAGTAAGTTTGATGAGAATCTTGTTAGTGTTCCAGACAATACATTGATGTTTGGTAATATGCAGGATGAAAGGTATTTCCTTCACAATAAAGAACTTGTAAAGCAGTGGCTTAAAGTAAAAGAAGAGTATGATACTTATGAATATATTGATGATGATGTTTGTGTCTTAAATGTTCGTGGTGGTGAGTATAGAAATGATCCAGTACTCTTCTTAGTTAGAGACTATTGGATTAATGCCATGAACAACATGGTTAAAATAAATCCAAATATGAGATTTGTATCAATCACTGATGATGTAGAGGCGTCTAAGTCTATTCTTCCAGAAATACCTGCTTACCATTTTACGGTTGATAAGGACTATGCTATAATTAAGAATTCTAAGCATGTAATTCTTTCTAACTCTAGTTTCTCATTCTTTCCAGTATTCACTAGTGACACTATTGAAAATATAATCGCCCCAAAATATTGGGCAAGACATAATGTTTCTGACGGATATTGGTCCATGCCACAAAACATTTATAGTGGGTGGATGTATCAAGATAGAGAAGGAAATCTTTTTTCTTATGATGAGTGTTGGAAAGAGTATGAAGAATATAGTTTAAGGAATAATCTTTATAATGAAAGATTCAAACAAGAAAGATTTTTCCTAAAAGGTGAAGGTCCATTTCCTGGAAACAAATGACGTATAGTAAATCATTAGTAGTCTCTAACTACAACTGGGATCTAGAATGGTTGAAAGAAACTCATCCTTATGGATTCTCTTCTGAAAATACATTCATCTATGATAAAAGTGATGTTGAAGTTGATTATAGTCATCTTGGAAAAGTAACAAAGTCTCCAAACTTTGGTGCCAATCAGTATGATATATTGAACTTTATAATAGACAACTATGATTGTCTTCCAGATGTTTCTATTTTTGTTAAAGGTAATCTTTTTTCTAGAGGTGAAAACTACTACACAACAAAAGAAAGGTTTATTCAATCATTGAATACGGTAGAGTTGTTTAGTATTTGGGTTGATAAGAAACTATTGGTTGGGGATCATAGTCATACAAACTATACTCCTCTTGAAACTCTTCAGAATGGAAGACTTATTCAACCAGTTGCTTGGTGTAATTATTCTTACAACAATGATTTGGAAGATAGATTCTTCTCAAGTCATCATGAACTTCTTGATTGGTGTTTTATCAATCCACCAAAAACTGATACAATAGAATTCATTCCTGCATCAAACTTCGTGGTTCCAAAGGAGAACATTCTAAAGTATAGTAAACATTTGTATGAAAAACTAAAAAGTGTTCTAAACTATAAACCAGTTCCTCCACACGATCCAACTTGTGCTGAGGCACATATTATGGAAAGGATGTTTTACTTGATTTGGAATGAAAACTTAGTAGAAAGGGATTATATACATGACCATAAATAACTCAGCGAAAAACATCATGGAGACTGACAAATGACTGTCTTGCCATATAAGGGTACAAATATTTTTAATGATGATGGAACTTTCGTCAAAAAAGATGACGCAGTTCAAGGAAGAAGTTTTAGTAGTAACGCAACAAAACTTCTTAAGCATTTAGATAAACTAGAAGGACTTCAACAAGGAAAACCACCATCACCTGTGATGGCACATATTTCCCTGACGAATGCTTGTAATCTTACTTGTTCATTCTGTTGCTTTGCTAACAGAGACATCTCTGAGAAACTCCCAACAGAAAAAGTTCTTCAAGCACTTGATAGTTTCAAAAAGATTGGAGTAACTGGTGTTGAGTTTACTGGTGGTGGAGAACCAAGCATCCACCCAGACTTTAAAAAGATTGTAAGATATGCTAAAGACCTTGGATTTAGTCTAGGTATCTGTACAAATGGTGCTCGCTTTGGAGCAGATCGTCCAATCAAAAAAGATATTGTAGAACTATTTGATTGGGTTCGTCTTGGCATGTATGGTTTCTATGAAGGTTATGAGTATGACCTAAGTGTATTTGAAGGAACTAATTGTAAACCATCTGCTGCTTATGTTTGGGATGAAAACCTAGAAACATCTAAGAACCCTAACATCACTGGCGATTGGACTGATGTAAAGAATAAGAGAGTTCTATCTCAGAAGTTCCAGACTACCGAAAACTTCATTCGTATGTTAGACTGGGTAGAGGAAAATGGTGTTCCTTGCCGTATTGCTTTTAATGCTATTAAGGATGTAAAAGAAACTGAGAAGGATATTGAAACTATTCGTGGAGTAATTGAGCACTACGAACAAGATCGTGGTAGGAAGTTAAAGTATGCTTTCCTTTCAGACTTTAACTTTAAAGGGGAACGTAGAAATGACCACTGCTATATGCACATGGTTAAACCATTTCTATTCACCGATGGGTACATTTATGCATGTCCTTCTGCCGAGTTGTCTATTGAAAACAATTATAACTATGTTCCAGAGTCTCAATTCGCAGTTTGTGATATTGATGGTATAGAAGAATTCTATAGTAAGCCACCAACTCTTAGACATCATGCTTGCCACTACTGTAAGTATGCTATCCAAAATGAACTGATTGACGATATTCTTACAGAAACTGAACATAATGACTTTGCTTGATATGCATCTTTTCACTAAAGACTATTATGAAGATGGTGTTAGAAAACACATCTCTGGGTATGAAAACTACAAGTGGGAACCTACTAGGTCTATTCCAGAAGCATTAGACATTCAAAACACTTTTGCTTTTAAAAGTTGTGTTGATTATGGATGTGCTAAAGGTTTTTTAGTTAATGCTCTTCGTATTATTGGATGTGATGCTTATGGTGAGGACATTAGTGAATACGCTGTAGAAAACTGTCATCCAAATGTTAGAGATTATGTTTCTCTGCCAAATGATAATCATTATGATCTATTGATTTGTAAAGATGTTCTTGAGCATGTTGAAGAGGATGATTTACCAGATGTCCTTCAGACTTTAAAGAGAAAAGCTTCGCAATTCTTTTTCGTTGTTCCTTTGGGTGATGCTGACAGGTTTAGGATTAGGGAGTATGAGGTTGATATTACTCACGTCACTAAAAAAGATGAGGAATGGTGGATAAGTCTTTTTGAATCTCAAGGATTTAGATTGGAAAGATTTTCTTATTCTCTTGGATCAATCAAACAAAAATGGATTGATCAGTATCCATATGGAAATGGATTTTTCATTTTATCAAAGTAAAAGTTATGAAGATATTTGTTACTGGATGTGCTGGATTACTTGGCGCAAACTACACAAGGCATCTCCTTGCTAATGGGCATGAGGTGATTGGTATTGATGATCTGTCGGGTGGATACAAAGCTTTTGTCCCTAAAGCGGAAAAATTTACTTTTGTTAAATTTGATTTGGAGCGAAGAAAAAAAGTATCCGAACTTTTTGAAGAGCATAATCCAGATGTTCTTCTTCATTTTGCTGCTTATGCTGCGGAAGGATTATCTCCATTCATTCGTAATTTTAACTATAGGAATAATCTTATTTGTTCTGCTAACCTAATCAACGAGTGTATCAATTACGATACAAAGTTCATCTTTACTTCCAGTATGGCAGTATATGGAGAACAAGAACCTCCGTTTACTGAAGATAAGCGCCCACAACCAGTGGATCCTTATGGTGTAGCAAAGTATGCTGTTGAATGTGATTTGAGACTCGCTCATGAACAGTTTGGACTTCGTTATAATATTGTTCGTCCACATAATGTTCTGGGAATCTATCAGAATATTTGGGATAAGTATCGCAATGTAATTGGTATCTTTATTCGCAAAACTCTGAATGGTGAACCTATTCTAGTTTATGGTGATGGAAAGCAGACCCGTGCCTTCTCTGATATCAAATATTATATGGAACCATTTGATAAACTTCTTACAGATTATGATGGGGAAATATTTAATATTGGCGCAGACAAATACTTTTCACTTAATGAAGTTGCTAAAGTCGTTCAAAAGATTGGAAAGAAATATGGATATGAAGTTCCAATAGAGCATGGAGAACCAAGACACGAAGTTAAACACGCATACTGCGATCATACAAAAGCGAAGACCATTCTTAACTTCAAAGATGAAACTAATCTTGAAGAGTTAGTTGAAACAATGTTCGTATGGGCAATGAAGCAACCAAACCGAAAAGTGAAGGTTATGGAGTATGAAGTAGAGAAGAATATTTATGATTATTGGAAGAAATGATTAGTGTATATGGTGCTTCTGGATTTGTGGGTAGTAGATTTTGTAATCTCTACCCAGATTTTGTTTTGAGGCAAAATAGGGAGGAAAGAAAACCAAGAACAGAAAATATTTTATATTTGATTTCAACAGTAGACAATTATAATGTTCACTCAAATATCACTCTAGATGTCGAAACCAACCTCAAGGTTCTTTGTGAAGTTTTGGATTTTTGTAGAGATTCTAACATCACTTTCAATTTTATTAGTTCTTGGTTTGTTTACGGGGAAACTCAATTACCAGCAAAAGAAGAATACTCCTGCTCCCCAACAGGATTTTATTCAATTACAAAAAAAGCAGCGGAAGATTTACTAATCTCCTTTTGTAAAACTTATAATGTAAAGTATAGGATAATAAGACTTTGTAATGTGCTTGGTGTTGGTGACGGTAAAGCATCTTCAAAAAAGAATGCTTTAAGTTATATGGTAAGTCTATTGAAAAATAATGAAGATGTTTATTTGTATGATGATGGTACTCCAATAAGAGATGTGATGCATGTTGATGATGTATGTAGAGCAATAAAACTTATATGTGATACTGGAAATATAAATGAAATTTATAATGTAGGTAGTGGACAACCAACCACAATCGGTGATATAATCAATACAGCAAAGGAGTATCTAAACTCTTCATCTCAAGTAAAGTATAAAGAAGCACCTGAGTTTCACAAACTAGTACAAACAAAAGATTTTTGGTTTGATACCACTAAGTTAAAGAATCTTGGATTTGAGCAAACAATCCCCATCGAAAAAATCATTGAAGAATTATGTACCAACTGATTGACAAATTCATAGAGTCCGCAAAAGAAATGGATGGAGATATCTTTCCATTCATTGCCAATAAAAAAGAATTCGTTGCGGGAAAAGATAGTGTCTATTATTCTGGACCATACTGGGATGATCTAGAAGCAAGAGAACTTATTCATTCTGTTCTAAAAGGAAAGTGGCTTTCTTCTGGAGAAAAGGTTAATAAGTTTGAACATGAGTTCTCAAACAAATTTAACTTCAAACATTCCGTGATGGTGAACTCTGGAAGTTCTGCCAACCTTGTAATGTTTGCTGCCCTTAAAAAATATTTTGGGTGGAAAGATGGCGATGAAATTATTGTCTGTGCTTGTGGGTTTGCTACAACTGTAGCACCTATTGTTCAGTGTGGTTTAAAGCCAGTATTTGTTGATATTGTTTGGGAAGACTTGAACTGGGACATTGATCAAATCTCAGATAAGATCTCTGACAGAACTGTTGCTGCTATTTCTTCTCCAGTCCTAGGCAATCCTTATGACATTAACAAGTTTGTTGACTTGTGTAGACGTAATAGTATTGCCATTATTGCTGACAACTGTGATAGTCTTGGAAGTAAGTGGAAAGGAAACTACCTAACAGACTATGCTGTTGCGGCATCTTGTTCTTTTTATCCTGCTCACCACATTTGCACTATTGAAGGTGGAATGGTTTCTTCGAATGAAAAAGGTATTGTTGATCTTGCTAGAAGTTTTGCCTGGTGGGGTAGAGGTTGTTATTGCGTAGGTCAGCAAAATCTTCTTTCAAATGGTGTCTGTGGTAAAAGATTTGATACTTGGTTAGAGAGTTATGATGATGTTGTTGACCATAAGTACGTCTTTTCCAATATGGGATACAATCTCAAACCTCTTGATATGCAGGGAGCAGTTGGTTCAGTTCAACTCTTGAAGTTTGAGGAGATTCATAATATTCGTAGAAATAACAAAAATACCATTCAGGAAATAATGGAAAAAATTCCTGGAGTAAGAGTTGTTAATGAGAGAGAAGGCGCAGAAACTAGTTGGTTTGGTGTTCCTATTGTTTGCGATGATAAAAATCTGAAGAGATCTTTGGTTGCTTATTTGGAGAAAAATAAAATCCAAACACGCAATTACTTTGCGGGCAATATTCTTCTTCACCCTGGGTATAGTCATCTCGACGATGCAACTAAATATCCAGAAGCAAACCAAGTTCTAGATAAAGTATTCTTCCTTGGATGCTCTCCCACTATCAATCAAAAGATGATTGATTATATTGACAAAACTGTTGAATCCTTTACTAATGATTGATTTAAATAGAGTAACCTTAATATCAATTGATACTACTGATAGAATAGAAGAAACTATTCAAGCGGTCTACACCAGTATGAACGGTATTGAATATGGTAGTGTAAAAATAATAACAACCCCAGAAAATATAAAGCAGTATCAAAACTCTCTTAAAGAAGATGGTATCCTACTGGAAGAACCAAAGATAGAAATCAGTAGTTATAATGACTACAACTACTATGTTGTGTATAAACTTGGAGAGCACGTAGATACATCTCATTGCCTATTGGTTCAGCAAGATGGATTTGTCTTGTTCCCAGAAAAATGGGACAATGATTGGTTGAATTATGATTATATTGGTGCTCCTTGGCCATATGCTGAAGACGCTTATATTGATCCTTTTGGTAATCATCACCGAGTTGGTAATGGGGGGTTCTCTTTGAGAAGTAAAAAGTTTCTTGATATTCCCAATAATGTTGAAGTTCCTTGGGAAACAAACAATAGCGACTTTTACTGGATGCCAGAAGGAGTTGTAAATTACCACGAGGATGGTAATGTATGTGTACACAATCGACACATATTTTTGGAGCAAGGATGTAAGTATGCTCCAGTTGAAGTTGCTGTTAGATTTTCTCAGGAAGTTAGAGTTCCTGAGTGTGAAGGTATTATGCCCTTTGGATTTCATTTTAGACTTCCACCTGGAGTTGAATTAGGAGAATAATATGATCGGATACAATCACCTGGGGAAGAATGGTAGACTTGCCAATCAGATGTTTCAGTACGCTGCCACAAGAGGTATTGCTGCTAGCAATGGTTATGAGTTTACCATTCCTCCTTCAGACTTTAGAGATCAGTGGAATGAACATCAATTATTTGAAGCATTCAAATTACCTAGTGTAGCGCATATTGGATACATTGAGGGAGATTATTATAAAGAACCTGACAATTCTTCTCACGTTTACTCTCAGGACTTTGTTGATAACTGCCCAAATAATGTAAGTTTGTATGGGTATTTTCAATCTGAAAAGTATTTCAAACACATTGAAAATCAGATTCGTGAAGACTTCTCTTTTGTGGATGAAATTTGGAATCCATGTAAAGAAGCATTTGAGTTTGATGAAGTCATATCTCTACATGTAAGAAGAACTGATTACTTGAAACCAGAACATTTCTCTTTTCACGGACAATGTAGTTTTGAATACTACCAAAAAGCACTGGAACAATTTGATAGTAGTCTTCCAGTTCTCATCTTTTCTGATGATACTGATTGGTGTAAGCAGCAGGACTTGTTTAAACCAGATAGATTTTTAGTTTCTGAAACTGACAATAATCTCATGGACCTTTGTTTGATGACTATGTGTACTCATCATATCATTGCCAACAGTTCATTTAGTTGGTGGGGAGCATGGTTGGCAGATTCTAAGAATGTCGTTGCTCCTAAGAACTGGTATTCTTCTGGTGGTTCTCACTTATCAACACAAGATCTTTATCTACCCCATTGGACTTTACTATGAAAATTTCTATCGCTATACCGACTTATATTAAAGATGAAAAAGATCTGTCTTATTTAAAACAATGCTTTGATAGTATATTGGAACAGACATTTGTTGATTATGAAGTCGTTGTTTCTGACAACTCAAAAAATGATTTAGCAGAAACATTATGTAAGTCTTATGAGGATAAATTTAATGTTGTCTACAAAAAGAATCTTGAGTATATTGGCATGTCTGCCAATTCAAATTTTGTAATGGATCTATGTAAAGGAGAATATATCAAAATTTTGCATTGTGATGATTTTCTTTATTCTAAAGACGCTCTTAAAATCATTGTAGAATCTTTGGATAATAGTGATAGGTATTGGTTGGTCAATTCTTTCAATCACACTTACGATTCTATTAATTACTTTGATACTAGAATTCCCCAATACCCAGATCATTTATTAGTGGGGAATAATCTTTTAGGTTGTCCAACAAATGTAACTATTAGAAACAGAGATATTGAATATTTTGATACAAATGTCTCTTTGAGTATGGATCATGAATGGTATCATCGCCTTCGTTTAAGACACGGATCTCCACTTATTATTAATGATGTTCTGACAACAGGTAGACAACATTCCAATAACGCAACTTCAAAAATAAATTATGATATTGTTATTGAGGGTGACGGAACCTCTTGGCAGTTTATTCAAAGTGAGTTAGAATATCTTGAAGAAAAGCATAAAGATTTTTTTGATACTTGGGAATATTCTGAATGAGCAAAGTAATAATCTGGGCACATAAGTTACACACATCGACTCATAGTTATGTTCAAAATGGATACTATAGGGCTTTTAAGGATCTTGGGTGGGAAACTCATTGGGTTGATACGACTGACATAGATACCATTGATGTATCAAACTCTTTAATTTTTGTTGAAGATTCTGTAAAGAGAGGTCTGCCAATAAGAAAAGATTGTAAGTATATTACACATCATTTTCCTGAGGGCGAACTTGTTGAAAAAGGAATACCCTATGAGAATATTTTGAAACTTGGTAACTACTTGCCGAGAGAGGAAGTGCATGAAAAGATTTCCGATCTTGCGTATTGGGATAATCAAACGAGAACATTGTATCAACCTTGGGGAACAGATCTTCTTCCAAGTGAGATAGATGTTGATGATTATGTGGTATTCAATCCCGAACAAAAGAAACTGCATTATGTTGCAATGTTATATGAGCAGGGATTTTGGTGGGCACAAGAATTTGCTAATATTATAAGTAAAAACCACGGCGTTGAATTTATGGTTTATACCCAGAATGCCAGTGATGAGGAAAATAGAAATCTGATAAGGCAGTCTTTTTTGTGTCCAGATTTTAGAAGTGACTTCCACCTTCAACACGGATATATTCCATGTAGAATGTGGAAGAACATTAGTTATGGTAGAATTACTGGAACCAACTCTCCACTAGTCAAACGTGCTCTTGGAGACTATGTTGTTTTTGGTGGAACCCCACAAACACTATATCAAAATCTTCTGGAAGCGGAGATTAATCAGAGTGTAAATATGAGAGAGGCAATGAATTACGTTAAAGAAAATCATACCTTCATCAACC